CGTCAGATTAAAGCAAGCACCAAAGCGACCGATAAGCAGATTGCAGGCGTAGAGGAATACATCTCTAGCCTTGGTCAGTCTGTCGCTGTGTCTGACGGCGACGCTCGACCAGCGTTACAGGCTTTAGTTGTCGCCACTAAAGACGTTACTAAAGCACAGGACCTGCTTAACATTGCTATTGACATATCCGCAGCGACATCTACTGACCTTGCGAGCGTTTCTGACGCCCTGGCTAAAGCGTACGCAGGCAACATGCGAGGCTTGCAGGCCCTGTCTCCTGAACTTAAAACCATGATTAAAGACGGCGCCAGCCTTGAAGAAGTGTTGGCAACCCTTGAAACTAACTTTGGTGGCGCTGGCGAAGCAGCTGCTAACACTGCTGCAGGTGGCATGAAGAAACTCGGTATCGCTTTTGATGAAACTAAAGAATCTATTGGCATGGCGTTTTTGCCTGTCTTTGAAAAATTGTTGCCTGTCGTACAGAAGTTCAGCGCATGGGCCGAAAAGAATCCAACCCTATTGGCGGTAGTTATTGGCGCTATGGGCCTACTCGCTGTTTCTATTCTTGCTGTCAATGCGGCCATGCTGTTAAACCCTGCCGTAGCGATCACTGCCGCTGTCATTGCTTTAGGCGTCGCTGTCGTTATGGCATATAAGAAATTTGAAGGGTTCCGCAATGTAGTCAGGACTGTCATTAACGGCATTATGACCTATGTGGAGTTCATGGTCAACGGCTGGATTAAAGCCGTGAACATTATTATTAAAGCAATGAACTTAATACCGGGCGTAAACATTAAAGAGATTGGCGGCGTCAGCTTTGGTCGTATGGGCGGCGAACCTGGCGCCGCACCTGGGATAAGAGATTCGGGTAGCCGCATGATTAACGCCCCTGACCTATCTAGCAACAGTCGAGGCATGGGCGGGTCAACAGGTAGCACCGTTAATGTGACTGTGCAGGGCGCAGACCCTAACGCTGTCGTCGCAGCCCTGCAACGCTATGTCAGGACTTCGGGCCCTGTGCCGGTAACTATTCGGAACATGTAATGGCAAAACTTACTTGGCGCATAAGAAACTTGACTCAAAGCAACCTTGACATTACGCAATATTTGCGATCTTTGACATACACCATTGGGCGACCTAATGCCGTTTCGCCTTACGCTGGTGGGTCTTTCAGTTTTACTATGACCAATACAAGCGACCAGGTGCAATACGCAGAAATTCAGGATTATATTGAAATTTCTGTTAAAACAACTGGGGCTTACTATGTTGCTTTGTATGGTTATGTTTCACAACGGGAATATCAGGATGGCCCAGGTAGCGCTTTAAATTCTACAGTGACAATTAGCGGCGTAGATCAAATAGCAATGTTTGGCCCTATAAACAATGTTGCTATTGCTGAATCTGCTGTTTTTGATTTGTTAGACGATTACTCGGCTGCCGTCTATTATGGAGGACTTTTAGGTTCTACTGATTTAAGAATGGATTCAGCAGCCTCACCGACTAACGCTTTGCAGTCTGTCAATAATGTTATTGCTGGTGACGGCGGAGTTGTTTCAAACCGTACTTACTATTCGCCGCATGACTTCCCGTTATATATTAAGCAAACAAACTTTACTTTTGATCCTGCAACTTCAGCGTCAAAGATTGCTTATCAAACTTTTAGTCGAGTTGAAGGTGCGGCAAACGGAACTTTCTTTACTTCGGCGTCAGTAACAAACCAAAACGGCGGCGCAACACTAAGCGCCAACGCAGACAACGTCTTATATTACGGTCAAAGATTTGTCACCGTGACGACAGCTGAATCATCGGTGACCGATACGCAGGACTGGTACGCCAACGCTTTTAGTAACCCTGACACATACACGTTTTTTATGTCGTTTACCGATGTCGCCCAAAATACGACAGCTTTAGACTTTTTGCCTGACGACCTATTTTTTGAACCCAGCTGGACAAACGTTAGTTTTACGCCACCGGGCGGCGTTGCAACTACAGGCTGGTACTGGCCTGAAGAAATAAGCGTGAACGTCTTACCTGACGCAACAACCGTCAATTTGGTTATGTCGCCAATCTCGTATTACGGCAGATTCATTTTAGACGACGCCGTTTTTGGCGTCTTGGACATTGACCGCCTAGGCGTCAGTTAGGATTAGATCATGGCTGTAACACCTAACACCACTTTTGTTGCGGGCGCTGTTTTGACTGCGTCCCAAATGAATCGTTTTGGGCGTGGCCTTATGGTTGCGCCGTCTTTTTCAACGACTGGCGGTACTTTTACTGCTGAGGCCCAACAGCTGACTACTACTTTTACAGCTGTAAGCGGTCGTGGGTACCTTGTAACTTATACTGAACCAACCTTGTCAGGTTCTGCTTCTGCTACTTGCACGGCAAGACTTCGAGAGGACAGCATCAGCGGCGCAGTCATGAACACTTCAACCGTTACTTTGCCTACAGCATTTACAACCAATTTGACTGTCCAAACCATTTTTACTGCTTCAGCGTCAGGTTCAAAAACTATTGTGGCAAGTTTGCAAGCGTCTACTGGCACAGGCACAACAACGCGATCAAGTGTAACTTTGCGTTTTCCAATACTTTCCGTTATAGACATAGGGGCGTCATGATTATTCCAATAAACCCTGACCTTGAATATCAAAGCCTAGAACAAGCTTTACAACAGGTGCTTATAGAAATGTTGTATGCGTCTGACTGGACACAAATACCAAACAATCCGCTTACGGTCGCCAAGTCTGCTGAGTGGGCAGTTTGGCGTCAACAAATAAGAGACTTTCCCGCCACTTGGATTCCATCTAACGAAGCCGATGTACCAGACCCGCCGTCATGAACATCACCAACCCGCCTAAAGCGCTTATTCTGTTGATTGCTTTGCTGTGTATCACAATTCTTTTGGCTACTAACAGCATTGACCAAAACGCAGGTTTGCCTATGATTTCCGCAATCGTGTTTTACGGTATAGGCAACGGCGTCGCCGCTAAAAACGGCAAGGATTCCCCAAAGATATTTGGACCAAAGAATGACAATTAGGCCGTATACCGGCAACAAAGACGGACCTCACCCGCAACCTCGAGAAGGCACAACCGTCTTCAAAAACTATTGCTGCTACCTGTTTGATGTAACCAGCCTTGGCATATACGCCAACCGTCCCGTCAAAGGTAGCCCTAGCAAAACACCTGTGCTGTCCGTTCACAGCACCTGGCGGGCCGTAGACCTCAGCGGTAAATCAAATGCCAGATACCAGCTGATTGATTTCCTATACACGCACAGAGACATTTTAGGCATAGAAGAAATCCATGATTACAGCAACACTTACAAGCCTTCACGCTTCGGCTTTGGTGCCGGGTATCGCTGCAGTCGGGACGCTTGGCTGGTCTACGAAAAGAACACGATCGGCAGCAAAGGCGGCACCTGGGTACACGTCGAAATCAGCCCGCTGTTAGCAGATCATCCCGATGTTGTCCATCATGCGTTTAAAACGATCTTTCAGGGTCCTTGACTTGACGGCCCTGCTTCGGTAGACATATCCCGACCTTAACCCCGACTAAAGGACACAGAAATGAACCCGTACAAATTCTTATTGGCTTTGGCTTTGACCTTCACCGGGTTAGTGGTGGCGTATGGCGGCGGTAACCCTTCTACTGACGCCGCCCCACTAGCCGATATCAGCTACAACACCGTTGACATACTCAGCCCTGACCAACAGGTTGCCCGCATAGACGCTTTAAACGCTGTTGAGGACGCTCTACTAGCCGAATACGATACTTACCCTTATTACGAGGAAGATGTCTTAGAACCGACTTATGCGCCTGACGCTTTTGCGTCCTATAAGTGTGGCGTTTGGTTCCCGCTTGCGATCAGCCAGGGCTGGCCCGATAACCCGATAGTGCTGAAAACCCTTGACCGAATCATGTGGCGTGAATCTCGCTGCACAGCTGACGCAGACTCAGGTCCCGATCACGGCTTGCTACAGATCAACAAAATACACACTAAATGGCTTGACGATCTTGGCTGGACCCATGAAGATATGAAAGACCCGACTGTTAACTTGCGGTTTGCTTGGCTCCTATATTCGGGTCGTGAAGCAAACGGGCAATGCGGCTGGACGCCGTGGGCGATCAAATGTTAGGCGACCGCCCAGCGTGGCAAGACTTAGCCAACTGCCATGACACACCTACAGTGCTGTTTTTCCCGACTAACCCTCGAGACAGCAAAACAAACCTTGCGATCATTCAACCAATATGCGACGCCTGCCCTGTCTACAGCGACTGCTTTACCTACGCCATGTCGTTTGGCGAGAAACAGCTGACAGGCATTTGGGCTGGCACGACAGAGCGCCGAAGGCAAGAACTTAAGAGATCATGGTTTTGTGTTGTACCGGCATGATATGTTCACCAATACCCGACAACCCGAAAGGACCCGACTATGAATGACCAAATGCAAGCCCTGTCTGCCGCTATTACTAAAGCAGATATCACTATGAAAGCGGCAGCTTGGCAAATAGAAACTATGCGTCAGGACATTGACCAGTTGCGCAAATGCCTATTTGAATTGGCGTACACCGCCGAAGAACATGGCATAAACCTTGTGACTCTTACTAAGACATCGCAGGACACCATTGTCGCTATGCGTCTTGGCGGTTTCAAATGAACCTCGGAGATTATGTAGACGTGCCTACACGCTTCCGTTTAGCGCTCGACAAATGGCCTGACTTACGAGTTGTAGAGACACCAGCTGAGGTAGTGACGATAGGCGACAGAACTTTTATTAGCGTGACTGTCAAGGTTTACCGTGACCTGTTAGACCTTTTGCCTTGTGTCGCTACAGCTTGGGAACCGTTCCCCGGCACTACGCCGTATGTGCGCAATTCCGAAATGATGAACTGCAGCACCAGCGCTTTAGGTAGGGCTTTGGGCATGATGATTCCGTTTAGCAAAATGGCGTCTTTTGAGGAAGTACAAAACCGCCAGGGCGAGACGCCAGCGCCTGCACCTCGACAACCTAAGATCATTGTGGACATGCCAAACAAAGAGGTATGGCCTGTGTCTAAGAAACAGTTGCAGGAACTGTCAGAGCTAGGTTACGGCGGCGCTGTCCCGGCTAATTGGAATGAAGCAAACGCCATTATTAAAAGAATGTCGGTCAAGTAATGCAACTTTTTGACATGGACAACACAATTAAATCTTCAGTTGAAGTTAAATTAAATCGTCAAGAGTTACGAGCGGCGGCTTACGCAGGTGTTGAGCGACGATTAAACGGAATAGGAAAAAAAAGACCACAACTGTACGGCGCTGAAGAAAGAAAAAGTGAATGGCAAATAGATATTGTTGGCGCCATTGCCGAATATGCGGTATCAAAGTATTTAAATGTTTATTGGGAACCAGCGACAAATACTGAACGCTTATCCGATTTACTTGGTGACGTTGGCGCATATCAAGTTCGGTCTACATCGTGGCCGCAAGGTTGTTTGTTAATTCACCCTAGAGACAAACCCAACGCTGTATTTATTCTTGCGACTGTTAACGATCACATTGTCACTTTGCAAGGCTGGCTATACGGTTACGAAGGCAAAAGCGTTGGCGAGTTTAAAGGAAATGACACCTTTTGGATTCAACAAAATATGCTTCACGAAATGGCAACTTTGCCGTGAAAGAGTCCTACTTCCAGTCTCAAGTCATCATGCTCGCTAAATTGCATGGCTGGCTGGTGATGCACACTCGAGCAGTGGAGATTCGCCCGGGCGT